TGGGTTCTGAGCAACTTTTAAACCCTCTTTATATTTTTCAATTCCACTTTTAATATTCTGTTTAACTCTACTTATTGGTGGCAATTTTTCACCTGGTTTCATACCTAACGCTTTACCAACTTCTTCATCTTCTGCCTGTTTTCTTTGTTTAATTTCTTCTTCACCTTTATCTTGATTACTTGTTTTTGATTGAAGCACGTTCGCAATCCCAAGTCCTACTGGAATTGATGACCCAAATTTTAATGCACCTGAAGCAAATTTTGCTGCTTTAGGAGTAACCATTTTTGTTAAACCGACAAGTTTAGGTATGGCAGGTGCTAATGCTGCTGCCTCATCAATATCTTGCTGAAATTTGTAAAATGTTTTCATTACGCTAGTGCTATTGCTCTGTAATCCTTAAATTTAAGTGGTGTTGACTCATTTGTTGATGACATTACAATCTTAATTGTAAATGCTGTAAATTGCTCTAAATTATCAGCAGTAAATTGATATTCAGAGAATTGACCAACCCTATTTGGTGCAACAAATGCATCTGCTCTACCATTATTTTCAGCAACACTTATAATTTCATTACCAAATCCATCTCCTGAAGTATCTCTCAAGTTGTTAAAACCAGGAAACGGTCTGTATGTTGATGATACTTCACTTGAGTCCTCACTGAATAGACGATAGTAAACTCTAAAGTCTGCCTCTGGTTGAACACTTGCACCTAATAATACCTTCAGAGAAGTTGCAGGTTGTTGTAAATCTACCCTTTGTGAAACAAATACAGAACCATGTGGATCGTTTTTAATTTGATTAGAACGATCATCTGATGCATAATTGGCAAGACCAATAGGATTATTCAACTTATTACGTCCTAGAATAAATATTGCATTTTTTGTATCCAATACTGGTGATAAGTTTGGATCTTGAGTGCTCATATTTACATTTAAGGTAAGAGATTTATTCTTTGGAAGTGTGTCTAATCTCGCATTTTCATTAATCTTAGATGCAACTAATCTTGGAGTTGGGAAGAATGTTGTTGTATTAAGAATTGCAGGTTCAAATCCTTGGTCAACAAATGATGTTTCATTTCCACCAGCACTTGTACCACTTATTGTTCTAAATGATGAGTTAACTTTAGTTGTTCTACCAGGTGTGATGCAATTAAATTGAGGAACTGCGGTGCTAAATTGATGGTTTTGAGAAATTTTAACATTACTACCACCGAATGCCTTTTCATTCTTGAAGCATAATAATGAGTTACCTATTCTAGTTGCGTCTAAATTAGAAGTATTAACTTCTAAGAAGTAAGTATCAATTGTATCATCATGTGATGATACTGTAAATGTTGTGTTGATACCCACCAACGATATTCCACCTGCTTCATAAGTTTGTATATTTGCACCTTCTGGATGTGGTAATGCAGTTGTATTAAACTTACCTCTAGTTAATGTAAGTTGCCCTGTACCAACTACATATGAAACAACCTCTTCCTCAAATAGTGCCTCACCTCTATCAGTTGTAATACCTTGATATGAAACAAACGGTGTTGTATTTGCGAGAGAAACAACTGTTCCTTCCGCAGTCACACTTGATGTTGTTTGAACAATTTGTGTATCAGGTTTGATATTCTTAATATCAACTTGATTGTTTGATTGATGATGTGCATGATTAAATTGATTGACCTCAAAAACATTACCAGTAAACTTCGCACCATTAACAGTGGAATCACCGTTAACTGCAACATTAGAAATGACTGCTCTTGTATTATTATTAGCACCATACTGTACTAATGGTTGATCATTTGTAAATTTCTCGCCCTGAACATCAGTTAGGTATAGAGTGTCAAATGTAGAATTAATTGCAGTTACTGTTAATTTAAATCCAGCACCTCTAACAACTCCACTATCACTATTATCTAACGTTAGTACGTCACCAACTTGATAACCAGTACCTGTAGCTTGTAAATTTCTACCAGTAATTACACCATTAGATATCGTAACGGTAATTGTTGCTCCAGAACCACTACCAGTTAAAGCAATTGTTGGCACTGTGCCAGATACGCTATATCCAGATCCACCAGTTACAATTTCATTACTTGCAATCGGGCCACCCTGACCTTCAATAATACCTGTTACACTTTGATCCTCTAAATCTCCAGCAGCACCTGTACTTACCTTTCTACCAATCGGTAAATTAGCATTTGTTCTTGTACCACCACCATCAATAGTAACCTTTAATTTTCTAGGCAATGATTTAAGTGGATTATCAGATAAGACTTGTGTATTTAAGTTACCTGCTTCGATTGGTGTATTAAAGAATGTTGCAGTTCCTGAAGGCACAAATGATGCCTTACGTAACTTGAAGCATAAATCTTGGAATTGGCTTGGTGTCCAGATTGTTCCGTTTTGTGATTTGAATAAACTACCACCTAGATATTGCTTAGAAACAACCACATTCTCAACATCGGGTAAGTTAGTTGAACGAACAGTCTTCTGACCCATAGTAGCAACCCACATCTCATATTTGTCAGAAGCAGGAGATAAGAATACAATTGCATACTCTCTCTTTGGTTCAAGATAAACTGGAGATGGGAAACGAATTGTGGTTGGTATAGATGCGTCAGCAGATGTATTAATTTGATTTGGATTTAATGCAACCTGAGAATAATCTTGTACAAGGAATCTTGTTGGTGTTCCAAGTTCAACATGTCTTAATTCAACAAATACTTTTGCACTTGGATCTTTCGATGCAAAGAATACATCAAATGAAGTTAAGAAGGCACCAGTTTCATCAGTTGTAAATGTCTGAGAAAGTGGATCTCTATCAGGTGCTTCAATCCATCTTCTATCACTTCTAGTCGATGTATTAGTGAAGTTAGTAATCTCGTTTGGTCGTTGTGGGGGTGCTGGAGGGTTTCTAAGGTCTACTGTTGATGTATCTTGTGTTACTATCGTTCCTGTCCCTGTGAATGTACCAGAAGCGTCACTAGCATGGTCTGTTGCACCAGGTATTGGTATAGAACCCTCTGCTGCAGCAGTAACTCTCATTGTAATTGTACCTGAACGGAATACATTAGGTGGTTGAGGTGTTTGATTAGGATCTCTAAAGAAGAATGCTCCTACAATATCACCCCAATTATCAGATATAAGATTTATATTTGTAACTGTAGCAATTGCACCACTAGTTTCACCAATAATTGTAGCACTCCTTACAGCATAACCAAAATACTGCTCAAGATTTGCTAATGATGTAACATCTACATTCAATAATCTTGATGTTGCAGAGTAACTTGATGATGGTGCTGGTCTACTTCTATCATAGATATCAACCTCATAGTTTTCCTCAAGAACTGCAAGAGCACCTAATCCTGAACCAATATCAGGTCTTTGGCTATCTCCAAATTTATGATTTGGTCGTTGTATACGAATATAACCTATTTGCTCTCCATTTAATTCAATTCTTGCATTCTCAAAAATTGTAAATGTACCTGTAACCATTTCAATTTCAACAAGTTTAGGTACAATATCTGGAACTGCACTATCAAGATACTGAAAATGACGAGTTAGTGGTTTTAATCCATTAACAGAGAAATAAACATTTCTTGATCTCATGAATGGATCTGCTTCACTAGTAACTTTTACATCTTCAATATACTTAAATTCTCTTGAAGGTCCCTCTAAAACATTTGTAAATGAAGTTTCTGTTTCAATATTGACTGTTGTAGTAGCAGTGAATCCAACCCAACCTGAGTCATCAGCATTTCTTCTTGTGTCAAATTGTTGAACATCAGTTGTTGAACTAATATCCTGTCTAACAATATTTGCTTGTTGTGCCCATCTTGCTCCTGTTGACTCAATTCTTTCATCATCTAGGTATATTGTTCGAGACCAGTTATCAGATGGAGGATCAAGCACAATACCACCAGCAAAAGTGATTACATTAAATGGGTTGATATTTTCTACTTCAGTAGCTTGTGGTTGGTCTAACCAATCTACTTCTGTGTATGCAAGTGTAATAATATCACCAGTTTTCTGACAATTAGTATCAAGTAATTGTAAATTAGAATTTAAATCTGCAGTTGCAGGGTCTATTTGTGGATTAAGTGCTAATTCTGCTCTCAATGACCAGAAATCTACTGCACTACACATTTCTCTTTTTCTCACATCAACATCAACTCTTGATCCTTCCACTGAGTCAAAATTAATAAATCTTCTATCCTTGAAGTTATTAACTGCAAAACCACTCTTAAATCTATCTAAACCATCAGCATCTCTTACTTGGAATGATTTGGTATCCAACTCAAGAGCATTTAATGTTGTTAATGTTTCAAGATTATCAATTCTCTTTTCAAGAGCACCGATATCTCTCATTGTAAATCTACGATTATCTTGTAATTTAATTGATGGTTGTCTCACTACATCATAAAGATATGGTGGTAGTGTAATCTGAGCGATCTCCATAGAGTCACCCAATTCAGTTGGTGGTGCAGGATTTTCTGCTGATTCACCTTTTATAAGTTTTACTTCCTCAAATTGGTTGATAACTAATTTATCAATACGAGGTAGGTAGAAGTTAAAACCTAATACTGAACTTTCATTAGGTGTTATTGTAAATGGGTTATTTGCAATAAAAACACGATTCTTGAAAGAAAATGGTGATCCATTACCACTAGAATGGGTATAATTGGCAACTCTAGGTCTGAAGTCTAATATGTCAGTGACACGATTACGATCAACTGATATTATATCGTTAGTAAATCTTTCCTTAGTATAAGAATTAGCAGTAAATAAATCACCCGTTGCATCTCCAGAAACTTGATATTGATCATAAATTACTAAAAGTCTCTTTGATGGAATACCTGATTTGTTTTTCCTTACAATTCTAGATAAATCGCAGAATTCTTTTTTGTGACCTGATCTTAAAATATAATTATTAGTGCGATTAATATAATTACCAGTTTCTATTCCTTGCAAGATAGACTGAACTGCTGATTCCTCAAATTTTACTTGTTCACCAACTATAAATGTATTTGAGTTTAGATAAACTATATCAACATCATTCGTATTACGATTAACAACTTGAGCTATTGCACGACTTTCCTGACCAATTATTTTTTCACCTTTAATAGTATTTGTATTCAGATTTAATCCACTGACAAATTTTAATTTATCAAGAGTAGGTGTGGAAGTAGTTTTTGACTCATATACTGCGACTATTTCATTAACATCAGGAACATTAAGAGATATATCTTCATCTTCAACTCTTAATCCATAAGAGGAACTTGAAGTCAACCCACTATCAACAGTATTATTTTTGGATGTTCTTGTGATTTCAAGTTGTTCACTTCGGATGTAATCTTTTGCTTTACTTGTAATACCAATTTTCTTTAGTGTAACATTTACAGTTGCGTTACCACTTGATTTTGATAATCCGTTAAATGCGATGTTATTACCACCATTTGTAATTACAACTTGATCCGCTGTTAAAGGTTCAGTGGTTCCATCTGAATATTGTATTGAATATTTTTCTGCATCAAATGGTTCAAAGAAAGCACTTGTAATACCAGCAGAGGCATTTAATCCGTCTGAAGATGCTAATGTGATTGTAGAACTACTAATCGCTTTATTTAATATTTGCTTAGAAATTATTAAATTAGAGTTAGATGTATCAACATCAGATATATTTTTCTTTGGTAATCTAGCAAATAAACCAGTATTTCTTGATATTTTAGGGACTTTAATTCTGAATGTATTACTTGTTGATATACCTGCTGCTTTAATAGCACCATTGTTTACACCAGTAACAGTAGTTGTTGCAGTTAATGTTAATGTTGCACCATCAGTAGATATATTGCTTACTCTGTTTATTGTTTCGTCTGCGTCAGTGCTAAATTGATAAGAAATAAGAGCATCTGTATTAATACCAATTTGCCCAGAAAATCTACGACTTGGTACACTTGCAGTATTTGTACTTGAACCACCCAATACGTTAAGTTGATCTGTTAGAGAAAAATTAGGTAATACTTTATCGTATAAAACTGCATCAGCAAGAAAATCTGATGCTAAAGATGGTGAACCAGCGATTGTAGAAACATCTTGTGAAACACTTTTGATGTCATCTACACCATACTTATTAATTTTATTAACACTTCTTACATCTTCTTCTTTTTCATTAAAAATAAGTTGCTCACCATTTATAAAATCTCCAGTGGTTTCTGCAACTATAATCTCTTTTGCATGTGTGCTACCACCATCTTCAACAAGGAAACCTATTGCTCCACTTGTTTTTCCTCTTACCCTTGAACCACCTACAAAACCTGATAGTGTTCCAGAGCATTGAAGTATAGTAAATGTTTGAATATCATATAAATGTAAGTCAAATTGAGTTGTGGCACCAGAGTATGAACCATCCGTTGCTCCATAGGAATAAACTCTCGCTTGACCTATTTGTATACCACCACCAGATAAAGTTGAACCATCTCTTCTACGGTTAAAAAGTTTAATTGTATTTGTATTATTACCACCAACACTTACAAATGGTGATCCAAAAACATTATTAACTTTAAGAAGACTACCCATATTAAATGGGATTGATGCTGCATTGACTTTTTTTACATCTCTAGGTTTTTCAATATCTAATACAGTTGTGCCTGGTAAGTAAACATCAAATCCTCTAACATATGCACGACCTGGTGAAAGTTTCACACACATTAAATCTTCATTTGGTGTATTACCTTCATCAGTTACTTGATTTTCTGAATATAATCCCTGACTATTAATTTCATCATTTAGGGAATTTTGTAGATTTACGGTAAATGGAACTACAGAATAATCACCAGACTCATCAAATGTTCTCTTTGCAAAATACTTTTTAATCTCAGAATATACTGACATATTCTGTAATTTTTTCGTCTCACCATCTCTTACTCTGAATAACTCTACAAAGTTAGTATCTTCAAAATCTTGAAGTGCCTTTTTAGATAATTTACATGTTATCTTAAATCTATCTGCACCTGGTGCAGCAAAGTTTGTAAAACCTTTTGCATTATCATATAATGAGGAGTCATCATTTGCATTAATAATTTCTTCAATTATCTCAAAACCAACTCTATAAGAAGGTTGATTACTATAAGGTTCTAAAACAATTAAAGATGTAGGGACATCTACAAATAAACCTCTTAAAAAGTAAACACCTTTATTAACACCAAAAGCAGAACCTGTTGCAGTTGCATTTTCCGCTGTTAATGTTAAAACAGTTTCTTCAGTTGCTAGTGTTGTATTACCATATGTTAGTGGTTCTTCTAAGACTAAAACCTCACCATTAGGAAAAGCAACACTTTCTCCATCTGTGCCAGATTGATTATATTTTAGAAAAATAGTAATTTCATCAACACCCTCTGCTGGAGGAAGTATAAAATTCTTGATAGTTGCCACAATACCAGAATTTTGTCCTCTTACTCTAGTTCCTTTACCATTATTATTTGATATTATGTTATTCAAATAAATTGAGACATCAATGCCAAGATGTGTCGCATTTATTTTTGCAGAATAGTAGGATTTGTCAAACTCAATGCCACCTGGAATGACCATCGAACCTTCTTTGAAAATATGCTTACCAAAATTTTCAACTTGATTTTGTATTATGGATTGTAATCCAGTTAACTCTCTTGCCTGAACAGGCAGACCAGGCTTGAATAGAACCTTGTAAAAATTATCATCCTTATTGAAATCATCATAGTAAGGACTTATATTTAAATTCGTTTTTTGTGGCATTTTAGAATTCTAGTATGATTTTAATGTCTTCCTTTTGTCGAGAGTTTCTGACAATCAACGGTCTATTATCTAAGTAAATCGTTTCACCTGACCCTTTATTTATCTCTGAATTAGATAAACCAGAAATAAAGTTAGTACCTAAGTTAATTAATTTATTACCTGAAGGGTTAGTGGTTATACCTGAAAAATTTTGTGATATAGCACCAGAGAAGAACGATTTTTTACCTTCAATGTTATTAGCAGTTGAAGTTGACTCAAATTGATATATTCTACCAGCGGTAGATATACCAGCATAATCAGTTTGATCATATGTTGTTCGATTAAAATTCAATGAACGATCCCTGAAGTATTTCAATACCTTAGTTTCAGTATCATATGATGCAATATAAGCAGTTGCCACTTTACCTATATTAGGTGAAACTGTTAACACTTGCTTTATTTCCTCTCCAACCTCTGGAACTCCAGTTACAGTATCAAATTTTACTGCTTGTAATGATGAGTATGTATTATCAGTGTATGTTACTGATGTTCCAACCTTAGTTGGATTTTTAACAACTCCCACCTGTGCAAATTTTGTATCAATTGGAAAATCCTTTGTTGAATCATCAAAACGAGCATACACTATAACTCTATCAGTACCTAATTCGGTGTATAAATCATGACCATGACCTAAAGATGGAGGTATGATTGGAATTAATTTTGCACGACCAGTTGATGTGCTTACACCACTGTTTAGAGTTCCCAAGTCAACAACTCCATAACTATATCCTTTTCCACCAGCACTTACAGTTACATCAGTAATAGTGCCATTTACAACATCAATTCTTGCCTTTGCACCAGTTCCATCTCCAATTATATCAACTTCTTGACTTAATCCGTTTGCATAACCACTTCCAGCATTTTCAATGAATACATGTTTTATTTGGTTTTGGTTTACTTCAGAATTACCGTTTTCTCTAACTGATCTGATTTGAGAGTCTTGACTTGAACTCCAACTATTTGGGACAGTAATAAATTCAGTTGAGTCAAATTTAATAATATCACT